TAAATATAAATATTACTAAAAACAAAAGTGTTCAAAGACACTGTTGTATTTGCTACCCACTGCGTTGGGTTGGCTGGTGTAGCACCGTTAGCCGTTGCTGACGATGGTACTTGATAAGGTGTTTGAGCTACTTGAATTGTGCGTAAGCACCCAGTATCTCTAACTGTTCTTTCTCTTGCAGAATTGATGTAATCCGTTAACTGTGTGTCGGTGTAGAAGTTAGCGTTAGCATCATGCAGCAATCTGCGTACATCAGTGATATAGCTTGAAAGGGTTGCCATTTATTTGCCATAGTTCATGCTACCGCTTGAAGGACTTTTCCCCCTGCCTTTTTAACGGGCAAGGGTACTCTTTCCACCAACGGGGATAACGATTGGTTCTTTTTTGGTGGTTCAGTGGACAATTCCCATTTAGACAAATTCTCTAATGCTTTATCTAAATCATTGGAAGTAATCATCCATCCTAACCTTGCCAAGTAAGGCTCTTTATTATCCACTCCGTAACCAAATATGTGACGAGCAGCTTCAACAGGAATCTCTATTGTTTTAGCAGGTTCAAACACATAAAAGACACCAGCATAGCCATCTTTATGGGGTTTGTCGGTGTGATTGGTTACGAATATATTGGACATTAGAATTGGACTACATCGCCATATACAGCAAAGTTAACAGTGTTTGCATTACCTGCAACAGTGTTTACGTTAATGTATAGAGCTTGGGTTTGAAAACCAGTAACAGTTGTATTGGCGTTATAAGGCGCAGCAATGTTGAGGTCTTGATAAGTATTACCAGCGGTAATATTTGTCAACACTACGTTTGCTACAACGGCATTAGAAATGTTTTGGTCGTTGCTAGTAGTAATGGAAATGTTGGCAAGCGACACATTTCCGCTAGATCCGTTAACAGTAATTCTGCGAAGAATTACAGCGCCAGATCCAACGGTTGCGTTTGCGTTTGTCAAGCCACCACTTAACAAAGGAATGGTAATGGTTGTTGCAGCATTACTGGTTACTGTGTTTAAAGCGGTAGCTTTGACAACTGCAAGTCGAGTATATCCAAAACTGTCTTGCAACAACGATGCGACTCTGTTTGCGCTAGACATAGATTACCCCTTAGACGTTGTTAAATGTGCCAGTTACAGACTGACCACCGTTTACGGTCAACAATACCATTGTGGTGTTAGTGGTTGCGTTAGCAGCCATGTTTATACCATCAGAGATAATTACGCCACCAGAGTTAACTGGATATACGTTTGACCATGTGGCTACGTTAGTTGTGGAGTTATAAGCAGACACAGCGCTAATTACTACGTTAGACGTTGCGAAAGCAATATAAGTACCAGCAGGAATGACGTTACCAGCAGTAGTTACAGTTAAGTTTGTAAGTTGTACGTAAGCACCAGGAGTGTTAGCAATGGTGCTTGATACTAGAATTTTATTTAAGCCGAGTGCCATGTTATTAGCTCCTTATAGTGAAATAGAGTTATAACCTGTCACCACAGTCATTGACTTAGGCTTGGTGCTTACTAATTCAGCAATCATCAAGACAGCGCCAACATAACCGATCTGCCAGTTAGGTAAAGTGGACTCAAAACCAGTAAATACGAAAGAACCTTGATCGTGAATATAGAGGTTCAAGTAGTTACTGTTGATGAAGTACATAGTACCTTCAGGACAGTATGGATCTGGGTAAACAGGAACACCAGCGACCATCAATGCACGGAAAGCTGCCTGAGGACCGTTTGAATCGCCATCAAAAGCGCTTCCTGGGGTGATAACGTATTGTTCTTGACCAACGTAGTCTTGTGCCAAGAGTGTCCATGTACCAAAACCGCAAACGGCAAAGGTTGGGATTTCAGCACCACGTTTTACAGTACCAGAAATGTATTGCAGTACGTTTTGACGTGTTGGGTTGACGTTTCCAGCGTTGTAACGCTTAGATTGCCACCATGTGTAGGTAGAACGATTGATGTTACCGTATGTTGCAAGGTTTGTACCATCATCAATTGCACCAGGCAAACCAATGAACTGTTGAGTATTGGTGTAGTTGGTGTAAAGAGCAGTAGCCATTGCATCCATCATTACGTTGGTCGCATCGTTCATACGAGCTTCAATCAATGGAATAATGGCGTAATCTTGCTGAACTGCACCTTCCATACCTAAGAAAGGTACTGGGGCAATCATTAACTTCAAGTTAAATTCAGCGTTAAATGCACCTTGCTGAACTGCTGGCTGGTTGAAAGAACCAGAGTAGTCAGACCATTGTGCGTTAACAAACTGAGCGCCTTGAACTGGCACGGTTACTTGTGACACACCGCCTGAAGCCTGTTGACTGTTAGCAATCAAAGCAGCCATCAAAGGTGTACTGTTGTAAAGCTGTACGACCAGCTTGGGAATAAACGCTCTACGAGTTACGTATGTAAGCTCGTTATACTGCGATGAACCCGAGGCTGGAACAATTCCTCCGCCTATTGGCATAATAAACTCCTAAAGTAAATATCCCCTATTTACTACTTATTTAAAACCGATGGGTCTTGAGTTTTGTTTGCTCAGATCCGCCAGCGCTTTTTGTGCTTCATCTCTAGCACCCATTTGTGGGTTCTTCCAATACTTAGAAAGGTCAAACTTGTTCATTGGGCTAGAGCTGTATCCCATTGGAGTTGGAGTTGCTGCTTTCTTCATCCAATCGAAATATTCTGCTGCTGTTTCATGATTAGTCATGCCTTTTTCAAGCATTACTTTTTCAATCTCAGCAATTTCTTCTTCGCTACGACCTAATTTTGCTCTGCGCTTGTTTAATTCTTCAACTGCATCACGCTCACGCAACTTAGCTTCCAAAGCCATTACCCGTTCTTCAGCAGCAGATACTTTTTTATTGGTGTAATCTTCAATATCAAGTTCTGGCACAGAAAGCTCAGGTCTGACCTGTTTGGTCATACGCAAAAATTCTTTACGTGTTTGTGGGTTGTCAGACAATTGCTTGGCTAACAGTGCCAACTCATCACGTTGTTCTAATGATAAATCTTCTAAGCTCATAATTTATCCCCTTTCTGAGTTAGATTACTTTTTTGGTGTCACCTGGATGGCTCATAGTCATCATGTTCTTAAAACCTGCTTTAGAAGCAGAGGTTAAGCCACCAAACTGTGAGTAACGAGGTGTGTTGATAACTTGACCATTTTTTTGGTTGTTATCAGTTGGTCTGCGTGGTAACGCAGCGCCACGTGGTTTAAAAAGTTCCATAATGATTCCTTACATTTTTGGAGTTGCGGAAGGCATACCACCTGGCATACCGCCTGGTGCTGCTGGAGGCGGTGTTGGGGCAGACATACCTGGGATTTGTGGCGCTTGTTGCATTGCTTTTCCTTCAGCCGTTGCGCCACCAGCTTGAGGTAATGTTTGAAGCATTTGCATGATCTCGGTTGGCTGAAGTTCATTAACCTTAGACTTTTTAGGACCGATGATTCCTGTCATGGTGCGAATAGCAGCAAGGAGCTTTTGACCTTCTGGGGATTCGCTTCCCAAGGCAGGAAGTGCTTGTTCGAGTAAGTCCATTGCCATCGAAATGTTAATCATTGAGGCTTCCCGATTACCCATTTTAGGTTCAGGGGTGGACATTGGTGATCCCATTGGTGGAGCGGAATTATCAGAAATTCCACCACCGCCTTCTGGCATTGGAGGAATACCAGCAGGTGTAGCCCCATCTTTTTGGGACTTAATCATTTGCATTAGTTGGTCTGACGGTACGCCCATACATTTTCCTATGAATTTACGCTTACTGTAATCTTAAACTAATAAAAGTCAAGTGGGGGGTATTATTTTTGATTCCCTCCCCCCAAGGGAGGTTTATTCGGTCAAGTCCGAAATAATCCTGTTAGGGATTACTTACGTGCTTTACGACCTTTGCGAGCTTTACGTGCCATGTGAATGACTCCTTAAAAAGCGGTCACCTATTTCAAAGGGAAGGCAGCCACACCCTTTTTCCTGTGAAGGGAAACTATTAACGACGTGATTTACGTGATTTTTTATGGCTCTTACGCATTTTAAATCTCCAAGTTAAGCTATCCCCTAACTGAACGACCCATGTCCCTAGTTTTAGGGCTACGGTTAAAACTCTTTACTCCTTGAGTACGATACTGCAAATTTGGTGAACCTGCATCTCTTTTTAATTGCTCAGTAGTTACCCTAGGTTGATCTGCTTTTGGCGCTACGCTTGATCTTGCCATTATCCTACCTCTGGTTCTTTCTTCCCTTTAGGTGCGGGAGCTTGTTGTTTAGGTTGAGCAGCTTCCATTTTCTCTCTACGTTTCAACTTGTCTTTCAACAATTGTTTCATCGGTGGTTCTGTCAAGTCAAGCAATGATTCGGCATCAATAGCTTTGGCTTTGAACAAATTAAACGCTAATTGTTTTAAATCTTCGGTAAAGATTGGGCTGTTAGAGTGAGCATCCACTTTAACTACAAAATCTTTAGTAAATTGCTCGGCAATAAAGGCTTTACCATCTTCATCTTTAAAGTGAGTGTCATCATAGGCTTGCAATAACTTGAGATATAAGGTTGCTACCTTTTCCAAGCTATCTTCCACAATCAAAGCCCGTTTTTTAGCTCTTGAACTACCAAGACGAGCTAATTGGCTTGCATGACCTTGACTTCTTACGCCTGATTCGCCTTTACCGCTTAATACGTTGCTAATACCTGATACTTCAGCAAACATATTGTCAATTTCATGCAATACCTCAAACAAATCAGGTGGCATTTCAGGCGATAGGCGATCTACCTTACCGCCAGGCATATCTGAGGCAATCAATGATCCAGCACGTTGCATAGCAAAGTATTTTTCATCGGTAATACCGCTAAATCCGCTAAATGCCGTTGGTGGCGCTACCTGCTTAGAAAGAAGATCAAGAATCTCAGTCATGCGAGTGTTACGCAACTCTTGCAACAAAATCAATTGCTGCGCTTCTGAAGCACCCCAGTAATAATCGGGCAATGGATTAGGTGTAATCTGCACAAAAGGACATTCACCTTTTAAGAACAGGCTTGCACCAGGTCTGTCATAAATGATGATGTCAGGAGCAGCCATTGTGACCACTTGATAATCCTCAGTATCATCATTCCACAGCCACAACTCAGTCATTTCAACGGTATCTTCGGCTACCTGAGCTTTGTAACGGTTCATGCCGTACAGATCAAGGTTAATGTTGCCGTAGATAGTGGGATTGGTCTGGCTCATCACAATACGGTTTACCGCATCAGGTATTTCAGAATCGGATACTTTTGTGCCTGAAGTAATGCGGGAAACAATCTGTTCACGCTTTGGATGGGAATACAGACGGGCGTATAGCTCCGACTTAGTAATGTAGTAAGTTTGTGTAATGGCTTCTTGCCTGTCTGTATAAGGGGTATCTTCACGCAACACGCCAATCGATGACGGTTCAATCATGTAAGGATGAATACCTTTGTTGTACACCAGCTTAATAAAGGTGGTGTTGTACACAAGCGCCCATGTCAACGCAGTAGAAAATACTTGATCTGCATTGGAATTAAGCCACTCATCATTGAGCGCTTGGGTTAAGACTGGTGCTTTGTGATGCTCTGCGTTATGGACAGATGCGCCTAATGCAATAGAAAATCTTGTTGTTTCGGCTGAATATAAAAATGAAGTTAATTGATCTAAGTGCGGGTGAATTTTATTAAAATACGCTGGTGGTTGCTCTGGACCAGCGCCAAATAAATAATATGCTCTTAGTGTCGTGTAATCACCCTTTCTAGCTTCTTTGGACACCATACATTTATTGATGATGTCCAAATATAGTTCTTCTCTAGCTTCGGGTGCTGACGGAATTTTCATGTTTTAATTTTTAGGTTATCTGGATCGGGCATATAACTTGCAGTCTTAGGTCCTGAGTTTATACCAGCCTGTTGTGGTGTCAAGCCCACCTGCTCACCCATGACAGGTTGTGCAAATCTTCCAGCAAGAATGGACTGCATATCCATTCCTCTCATTCCTCCGCCCCAGACCGCTGCATCCCCTGGGCGGCTTTCTTTTTGCGCTTGCTGATCGGGAATTTGGGGTTTGATTTTGTCTTTGTTGACGCCTTTTTTGCGGGTAGCGTACTTTTCTGCGTCTGCGTAGTCTTTTTCTTTGAACTTGTTTTTACGGGTAAGGTATCCGCTTTGGTTTTCACCTTCTCTTGTGGACTTGATGTCGGACATATCGAACTCCATTGCGAGTTGCTTTGTTGACTTGTCGGTGAACTTGGTTTTGTTGCTGATAAGGTTAGGAGCTTGCAAAAATACGACCATAACTTCTTCATGACAATCCTTCATAGGACACTGCGGTTTACGGGATTCGAAATATCCATGTTTAGGACATTTGTAATCGTTTACTACTGCCATTGTTATCTCCCCTTCAATTGTTCGTCAAGTGTTAAAACAGAATAATCAGACCTATTGGTAATACCCAACTTAATCTTAATCTCTCCATTAACTAATTGCAATCCCGCACTTTTTGCCATATCAGGCTTTGGTTCTTTGCGATATTGCACAAATCTAGTGTTATCTCGGTTTTGCATAATGGCTACTTCGCCATTTACCCACTCTGTATAGGCTTTACTAACTCGTCTTTGCATATATTCGGTCAATGGTTCGGATTCATCTAAGAAAACATCCCGTATATGCGCTTCAGACACGCCAGCCAAGTCAGAAAACAATTTAACGGATATTCCACGATTTTTGTCTTGTAAAAAGCGTTTCATAATCCGTTTTAGTTCCATTTTTGGTATTGCAGACCTCATTTACCGTAAACCCCAATACGTTTTAAGTAATCGCTCACATTTCTGCCAACGGTAAGCTGCTCTGGCGTAAAGTCATCTTGCATACGGGACATTGGGCGAGTGAGCTTGGCAGTAATCAGTCTTGGTTGCACCTGTTCTGCAAAAGCAGCGCAAGCAAGAGCCGTAGCAATTACCCTATCGTCTTTATTGCGACCTGAAGCCTCAATTGAGCTGCCGTCACGGATAGTGGTTTTCATTTCTTCAATCGTATCCATATCCCAAATGTCCATCATCCCACGCTCAAAGTAATCTTTCATGTAGGTAAGCATCCGCTCTTTGGTTGCTGCTGTGGTCATCCAGCCAATTGAGTTGGACACCCCGCCAAGCGTATCGTTTCTGCGCCAAATGTAATTTTGCATATTGCCGTACACGTCAAGCAGGTCTTTGCCTAGGGCTGTACCCATGCTGGCAGCTTGGCGCTTGAGGTTACGCAATTCATTGATAACTGCCTGACCTGGACCATTGATTTCAAGGTTCAAAGTCGAGTTTTTATACGCACCCGCTAGGTGGGCAATGATCCAAGCAAACTGGTAGGTGTTTAATTCTGAGGTGGCAAAGGAAGCGACTTGCTCTAGTCCATCTGCGTAGCACCTAAAGACTTGAATACAAAATCTGTCAGCCCAATCGCTAGATCCATAAGCAGGATCAGCGCCAATAACATAGTAAGCCGTATCAACTGGTTCTTCCCAGACTTTAAGGGTTGCCAGGCGCTCTGTTGATTTAAGAACTTCAGTATCTTGAAAGTTAACACCAAAGCTATAGCGGTAAGAATCATAAGTACGTTTCTTTAGTTTTTTAACTGCATCGGTACACCTAGCGTTAGAAAAAAACGATGTACCTGTCATCACAAAGGCATAGTCCTCAGTAGGCGGAAACTCTTGATACATGAGGCTATCGTCTTTAATACCTTCGTACAATTTCCAGCGCCACCACGCTATTTGACGGGAATTGATTTCAAAGTTATACAACTTTTTAATATCTTTGACCCATTCTTTTTCTTCGCCTGTCAGCTTGCCATCCCAATACACTTCATAGGTTTTGCTTTTAGGATCAAGCATATACAGCTCGTTACGCCACCAGCCACAAAAGATGGCACGTTGCGTACGGGCTTTTTTAGCTGTCACGTACATATCGTGAAACATATTAAAGCCACGTGCCGTTGATTCAAAGGTGTACAAGCGATCAGGGTTAGTCTCAGCCAAAGATGCTAAGAGAGATGCAAGTCCTTCTTCGTCACCCCAGGATGATGTTTCTGTTCCATGTAGGTATGTAATAGCCTTACCACGACCCAAACTTCCTTTTGCTCTAAGCCCAGCGACTTGATAAAAGAGACGGCTTCGGTTTTTGAGGGAAAGCTGATTTCGGTTGTGAGCAAGGAGCGGGATTTTATACTCTTTGGGCAAACCATCCATATACATGGCAAGGGTTGATCGGAACATATCCCGATTTTCTTCCGTATCCGTTGTGAGTGTGCCTTGAAGCCCTGGGTGCATGAAGTGCCAGTAGAGGTCAAGTGCGAGGGAGATTGTGGTGATTCCAAGTTGCCTTCCTTTCAGAATGACGAAAAAATGGCAGCCATCTGCCAATCCTTTGTTGATCTCATCCATGACATAGGTTTGCGTACCCAGAAGATTGTCCATCTTCCGCAAGCCTTGCTCTTTGGTCTCAATCTTGAGCTGCTTACAAAAATTGTAAAAATGTTTGAGATTGAATTGACTCATGTAATGATCCAAGGCAATTTGCCATTAAACCGTTGTAGTAGGGCATGGTTGCCCATTTCAAAGAATTCTTTTTGTACGCCACATTCCCCGCCTAACCTAAAGTTAAACGTATGCTTTTTGGTAGAGGTAAAGTTTGGAAAAATATGCTTGGCAGCGTCATAAAACTGACGATCCACCTGCGGACTAGGTTGATTTAAGATGATGGCTAATTGCTTGAGGTATTCGGTTTTCATACCCCACATACACCAGTCAACAAAATGATGACCAGGGATATTCCATGAGTCGTGCAGCTCTCCTAAGGCTTCGCAATTGTCCTCAAGCAAAAAGTTACCCTCCTTGTCATAGATTGACCTAAGGCTATAAGCCCAATCATATCCTTTTTCAGTAATCAATCCCATGATCGATGCCACATGATTTTGACTAAACCAATCGTCATCGTTGCAAAAGAAAGTGACATTCTCTGTAACCAGTTGAGGAGCAGCAGCTAACCAACGCTGTCCTGCATATCCGTTGCCCCCAATCTTGGCATCCCAATAACAAACCTTGGTGTGCTCATCCCAGTACAGCTTACGAATGTCTGCAAAGGTTTGATAATCCCCGTCACACAAAATATAATGAGTGCAAGGGTGATACTGCGCTTTAATTGAAGCAACGCAATTGGATAGCTCCCAAGGGCGGTCACCTCTAGTTACGGTCACTACGGCTGCGGTTTTCAATTGTGTTTACCTAATCGTTTGGTTTCAAAGTCTGGGATGTCCCAGTACGCCACTTTAAGTCTAGCGGTATGGTTTTTAGCAAGGCTGATTAACCCGTCATAGGTCATTTGACTAAACCGTTCTTTCCATTCTGCCGCTAGTTTTATCTTTTGTTTTTTGGTTTTGCAGGAAATAGCTCTTAACATTTCTGTCTTGTACATCAGCCGTTCTTCCCGCAATCTTTCTAAATCAGTGGACTGCGTCACCATCTTCAGGCTCTAGCAGTTTTTTAAGGTGCAAAATTTCTGCCTCAGCCATCATTAGAAGTTCAGATGACTTAGCATGAACACGCATCAGCTCATGAAAAATGTCATCCTTGCTCATAGCCCATACTCTTGTCATATATTCCTTTTTGGCAAGGTCACCTGCCTTTTCAATATATTGCTGGACTGATATAGCGTTCTTTATTCCGTTCTCCATACTCGCACTCCTTCACTTTCTTTTCTGGCTATAAATTTTTTGCCTAACTGTTTGCCTGTGCGGTAGTTTGCATTACAGACAATCTGAATTTTCCCCGTTGGCACAAAGAATGACTCTCCGACTTCCAATTGTTTATATGGGTACACATTGCGCTTTTTCTCAGGGGGTATCGGTATATTTTTTTCTACCTCAATACTCATTATGATATTCTCCTTATAACTTAACTCATCATACCACCATGATACACACATACAACGAATATCGTCTAGGGGATAACCTAGTTCATCTTAATTATTTACGCAAGGTTTGCAAAGAGAACCCCGATCTGGAGTTCACGCACCATGTCAATCCTGCGTATATCGACCAACTCACTCCTCTCGTAGAGGATACTGCTATTGGCTTGCAGGGGCTAAGTATCCCGCCTGGCGCTCATAACGCTTGGATCGGTAGGGACAATTACTTTTATAACCATCCATTGCAGCATGATTGGGTGGCGTTTTACTTGGAATGGTTCGATCACCTATCTAACATCCTTGAAGTTTCCAATCCTATGGCTTGCAAGGAGGACTTCTTATTCGATTACCCCGCTTTAAACGAGCCCTATGACATGGAGTTTGATGTATTGGTCATTAACTCTGCCCCGTCATCTGGGCAACTACCAGACTTTAACCCCCAATTCTTTGAAAAACGGGTACGGGAATTGGCAAATCAAGGGCTAAAAGTAGTCACAACTGCCCCTACAGGGATGGTTTCTTGCACCTTAGATTGGGATTTAGACGTGACTGGCATAGGCGCAATATCAAAATACTGCCAGCACATAGAGGGTGTGGCTACTGGTCCTATGTGGACTACGTTCAATATCTTCAATCAAAACAATATCTTGAGTCGTAAGTTCTACTGCGGACATCAAACGGTGAATCTTACCGACAATACGGTAACGATAAATAAACTGTAATTTTTTTTGGGGGGAGCTGCGAATGGGGCTCCTCCTACAACAGGTCCATGCCCATCTCAAAGGGCGCATTGTTTATGCTGATTTAATCTAATCTGTCCTGCCCATATTCCCTTATAGATCAATCAGTTATGGCGTATTGTTAATGTAATACTACCCATTGCACCCATATTGAAATTGTAAGAGGGCATTGTGTAGGTAATCTATCCCCCATTTGGTTACCCCTACTGACTATATATACATCTATTTACTAAGTACCTATATAAACTAACTTTAAATAGATGATAGCTATATATCTATCATTGTATATATATAACTATAGACTATAGACGATAGCTATGCAATAACTAAAAGATATAAAAATAAGTTGTTGACATCATCAAACTAATGTCTATAATCTAGCTATGCACTACTAATTAAGTGTATGTTTTGCAGGTGAGAACCCTGCACTTTTTAACAGAAAAGGAAATTAAAATGCAAAACGCAATCTATCAAGAGGTAACCGATCAAATCATCGCAGAGATGGAAAAGGGCGCTGCACCTTGGATTAAACCTTGGAAATCTGACTCTAGCGTAGAAAAAAACATTGTTTCAAAAAAAGAATATAACGGCATCAATCGTCTAATTCTTGGAATGATGACTCACTTTAAAGGTTACCAGTCACCTTACTATGGCTCATTCAAACAATGGCAGGATCTAGGCGGTACTGTTAAAAAAGGCGAAAAGGGCATTAAGATTGTTTTCTATAAGCCAGTAGTTAAAACTGAGGAAAACAAGCAAACAGGCGAAAGCGAGAGTTTTGCCTATTCATGCCTAAAAACCTATTATGTATTCAATGCCGATCAAGTAGAGGGCGTTGAGTTTGAAAAGCCAGCGATCTCTCCTAGAGTTTATAACCCTGCACCTGCCTTAGATGATCGCATCATCAAAACTGGCGCTAATATCAAGCATGGCGGGGGTTCTGCGTTTTTCTCACCTACTGGCGATTTTATCGGGATGCCTAATCGTGACACCTTCAATGATGACTCTAGTTATTACGCTACTGTATTGCATGAGTTAACACACTGGTCAGGCGCTAAACATCGCCTAGATCGTGACATGAGCGGAAAATTTGGTAATGCAAAATATGCCTTTGAGGAATTAGTAGCAGAATTAGGCGCTGCGTTTCTCTGTCAGGATTACCAGATACAAGGTGAATTGCGCCATGCTGGATACATTCAAAATTGGCTCACTTGCCTAAAAGAAAACAATCAAGCAATTTTCAAGGCTGCTGCACTTGCTCAAAAGGCAGCCGATTATATAAACGGCTTAGACGCCATTACCAATCAAGTAGCAGCATGAGCCAGCGGGATAAATACGCAGCATATTGCTACTGGTGCGCTAAACAAGGGCTTACCGCCCTTAGTTTTGGCGCATGGTCTAACACTGTCAAAAAAGGGGCTTTATATGTTTGAGGTTCAACAATTAACAATTTGCGATGGATGGATTAATACTTGGATCAATTGGGGCGATGATGGAAAACCAACGCCTGAAAAGTTTAAGACATTCTCAGATGCCAGCATGGAATTAGATGATTTTTTACATGATATGGAAATTGAGTATGAATTAGGAAATATAGATTCACCTTACTTAAGGGATGAATTTAGGATAGTAGAGGTTTAAAGGCGTTTTAGGGGTTAGGTGTGATCTACCTATCATCTAACCTCTAAAAACCTGCTGGAGATCGTTTTAAACCGTTTTAAACCTGTTATTTATAGTTTTATCAATTATTTATACACTTTTTGGGGATATATATGAAAAATCAAGATATTTATACATTTCAACGCAATTTATTTATTAAGAAAACGCCTATACGCATGAGCGCATGGGCGCACATACGCACACACATACGCATGGATCAATTAATTGATATTGGTTCGGCTCTTGGTTTGCTGGCTTTAGTAGTTTTGGCTCTGGCTTGGTAGGAAAGCCCCAAGTGGAAAAAGCTAAGCCCCAAACCCGCTTTAGGCGGTCATCTCTTAAAAAAGAGAGTAGCTATCGTTTATCTTGCTGCTTAACTAAAGGGGTGCGATCCTGTAAGAGTCCCCCAGATACTAGCCAGCTTGTTTATTCCCTTTGGCGCTACACCATGCGGGAGGGGTGGGTAATGCCCCCGTTTAATTTGCTTTAATCGTGATTTTGGTAGCGATGTCAAATCCGTTGCTAAGCCCCCTTACCAACTGACAACAAAACCACGACTAAAACAAACTTAATCGCATTAAACCACAACTTTTTAAAAGGAGCAACAAATGAGTAAAGCAGATGATGATGCAGCAAAGTGGATGGAGATGAACTCTAGGGTTCAGTATCGCAATTTAATCAAGGCAAAAGAACTTGGGGATCTCTATTACATTAACGCTAATGGAGATGTAATCATTCACGATCCAAGTAAACCTATTGAGGAGAAAACAACACCTAATAAATAAATTGCACTAATCTTTATAATGTAGTAATGTCTTACCTGTAGTAACTATAAACCTAACTATTAATTTAAGGACAATTCGCTATGAAATATTGCATTGATTGCAAGTGGTTCATTGAAATAGAAGATTTTTGCGCCGCAGTCGTGGGTGAAAATCGTACATACCTAAAGGCTCGAGTAGAAAAATGCTCGTCCCCCCACGCACCTAAAGATCCAGTTTACGGAAAAGTACAGCCATTGCAGGCTAAGGATGCCCGAACCTTTGGTCATCTATGTACCAGTAATGCTAACTGGTTTGAGGCTAAAGAGTTTGAGCCAGTTAATGAACAAGAGGCAGATCTTGACGATCTCTCTACCATTCCATTCGGGAGATAAGCAATGACAAATAAAAGACCAGTAGGTAGACCTAAAGGCAGTAAAAATAAATCTCATATTAGTTTGACTAATGAAGATCTTGCAGAGCTTCAGAAAATGACACGCAAGGAAAAGTCAGAGATGGACAAGCTAAAGAATCTGATAGCTCGTCAAGATGATGTCATTGCGCAGCTCCAAGATGATCTGAGAGATCACAAAAACACTTGTGAAGTGTTGCGGGATGAGTGCGGTCAATTAGAGGAAAAGATCGAATCTTATCGTGAGATCCTTAAAACACTATTGGAGATAACAGAATGAACGATCAAGCAGATTTTTCACCCCAAGTGCGTAACAGTGCTATCTGGTCAGGAGATTCCCGTAAGGTTGCTAATGGCAAGATGGTTGATGTCATCTTAGAGAAGCAAGGAAAGAAGCCTCTGCCAGACCTATCCGATGTTGAGGCAGTGCAGATGGGTCATGTTATGCAGCCCACGATTGGAAGATTAGCTCAACAACGCTTGGGCATTGAATTAAAGGATGCAGACTATGCACTTACCCACTCAAATCATGATTGGTTTAAATCTCATTTTGATTTCGTCAGTTCTGATGGTCATACTCTTGTTGAGGCTAAAAACTACAACGCAGCAGTTCGCTCTAAGTTCGATCCTGAGTTTAATCGGATTCCTGCTGCTGATTACGCCCAGCTTGTCCACGAGGCTGCTTGCCATAATGTTAATCGGATCTTTTTGGCTGTTTTATTTGGTGGTCAAGAGTTTCATACATTTGAGTTCAACATTTCAGACGCTGAAAAGG